AAAAGGATTCACGGTTCAATTAATGATATGACTCCTCATGCAGCACATGAAGCTACTGCATAGGAAGTTAAACTTTTTGTGTCTACGCTATTGACACAAGTCCACTGGTGTTTTGATTTTTATATCGTCATTTCAATTTTTACTCCGGATTTGAACTCAATCTCCAGCTTATCTTGATACACGGTAACTTTTTCAATCAACTTTCTAGCTAACGAATCATCATATTCTCTCATCAAACAATCATGCTCATATAGGAACTTTTCCATTTCTCTGATTCGTTCGCTCTTTCCTTGTCTTTCTGCCTTTTCGGATAAAACATTCTGTTTTATATCTCTTAATCGATAAATCTCATCTGCTATTTTATTATAATCTACTTTTGATACTGCTAACTGCAATATTTCTTTCTGTAATTCTTCTAATCTTTTGTCAATATCATTAAGCTTTTTGTCACTTTCCTCATTTATAATGGTTTTTATGTTCTCACTCAAAATTGTTATAAATTCATCCCTGTTGCCAAGAACCTTATTAATAGCACTGACAATCGAATTATGCAACTTCTGTTCATTAACAGTTGGGGAAGTACAGTCCGAACCTTTCTCTTCTAACCGATTAATGCATCTCCATACTATCGACTTGCATCCTCGGTTGTTCCAATGCACCCTCCGATACATCTCACCGCATAACCCACAAAAAACTATATTTGATAATGCATATTTGCCACTATATATACGTTTCCTTCCATTTATGCCTTGATGTAGGTTTGCTCTTCTTACCATTTCTTCTTGTACCTGCATATAAAGATCTCTTGGTATAATGGCTTCATGGCTATTCTCAACATAATACTGTGGCACTATCCCATTATTTATGATTCTTTTCTTTGATAAAAAATCCACTGTGTATGTTTTCTGCAGAAGGGCATCTCCTATATATTTTTCATTCTGCAATATTTTTTTAACTGTTTCTGGCCGCCATTTTGATTTTTGCGCAGCAGTCAAAATACCATCTGCTTCTAATCCTCGTGCTATCTGTAATAAGCTTGCGCCTTCCAGATATTCTCTATAAATCCGTTTTACTATTGCTGCCTCTTCTGGAACAACTACCAACTGCTTATTCTCATCTTTTGTATATCCAAGAAACCGTTTATGGTTAATACGAACTTCTCCCTGCTGGTACCTATACTGTATGCCAAGCTTTACATTTTGACTTAATGACTCACTCTCTTGCTGTGCAAGTGATGCCATGATTGTTAACAAGACCTCACCTTTAGAATCCATAGTATTTATATTTTCTTTTTCAAAATATACCGGTATGTTCTTATCTTTAAGTTGCCTTATGTATTTAAGACAATCTAATGTATTTCTGGCAAAACGGCTTATTGACTTTGTTATTACCATATCAATATAGCCAGCCATACAATCCTCTATCATTCTATTAAATTCATCACGCTTTTTGGTATTAGTTCCTGTAATTCCATCGTCAGCATAGATACCTGCAAGTTCCCATTCTTTATTATTTTTTATATAATTGGTATAGTGTTCTATTTGAACTTCATAGCTGGACGCCTGTTCCTCACTGTCTGTTGAAACCCGGCAATAAGCAGCTACCCTTAACTTTGGTTTTTCTTCATCATTAACAGTATTACCTATGCGAATACGAGCAGGGATTACCTTTACATTTTTATTCTGCACCTGCTATCACCTCGCATTCTATTAAACTATAAACATATTCTGCTTGACGAAATGGATCTTCATAATGATTATTTATATTTGGCATTCTAAATGTAACGCTATCTATTTTTTCACTTTTTTCATTCATTTTTTTATGTCTGCCAAGTTTTTCTGCTCGTCTTAATCTTTCAGTTTCTGCTTGCAAAAAAGTATATTCATCAATAATAGCCGGATAAAAATTATTACCTAAATATCGCCTGTTTCTTAGCATATTTCCTATCGAAGAATGTGGTTTATCTATACCTGTTTCTTTTGCCACATCATCCAAAGAAAGTCCAGAAAGATATGCTCTAAACATATCCTTGATTTTTTCTGCTTCATCTTCTACGATAATAACTTTACCGTCTTTTATTTCATAACCGTAAATTGTATGTCGCATTATCCCACCATCCTTTCTTTTAATGTAATATTACACTTCATCATAAAGCCGATTTCTTCCTGTGAAAAAATAATAATTCTATCAACAAAATTTTCAAAAGCGGCCTCATCAAATTCCTTTATGTAATCTGATTTGGATACCCACTTTAATAATCGCTCTGTTTCATAAAATACTGCCATATTACCTTTCAGTGAATTTATAAGCAACTTCTTTTGCTCTTTTAACATAGTTTCTTCTTTTTTAATATCATTGCTTTCTGCAATAAACATTGAATGTTCTAGGAATCCTTTGGCCAGGAGATTATTTAATACTTGAAGCCTGTCGGCATTTATTTCGATTTTATGATCCAACTCTTCTACCTCAAGCATATTTTTAGAATAGTCCGTTTCCTTTAGTGTTCTTAACAAAGGCCTAAGAATGTATTTATTTCCATAGATAAGCTTGTTCATCATTATAACAAACGCCTTAAAAATATCATCTTCTTTGATAAAACGCATTGAGCACTCTGAAGGGTTTTCAATGTGCTTCACACAACACCATGCTGCATACTCATTGGGACTTCCACTATAATGAATTCGCCGCCTAAACGTATTGCCACATTCAGAGCATTTTATTTTTCCGGAAAATACATACCTATTTTGATATTTTGTACTGCCTTTTTTTATGTTCTTATCTAGTCTTCGTTGCTCTAACAATTTGCTAACTGCTAAAAACACATCCCTGCTAATAATTGCCTCATGATGATTTTCTATAAAATATTGTTCTTTTTCACCTTTATTTTTGTGTCTCTTGAAATGGCCATCTGTATAAGTCTTTTGAAGAAGTGCATCTCCAGTATACTTTTCATTTGTAAGAATGTTGTTAATAGTGCTGGAATGCCATTTAGATCCCTTTCTTGGCGGAATTCCATCTGAATTTAATCCATTTGCAATTTTTGTAGTTCCCTTACCTTCTAATGCTTCAAAAAATATTCGTTTTACTATTAATGCTTGTTCCTCATTAACTTTAATGTTTCCGTTCTCATAATAGTATCCATAAGGAGGATATGAAATCTTATAGGTACCACTCTTGAACCTCTTCTGAATTGTCCATTTATTATTTTCAGATATAGATAATGACTCATTTTCGGCAAGGCTACTTAATATAGTTAGCATAAGTTCACTGCCCATGGATTTAGTATTTATATTTTCTTTTTCAAAATAAATATAAACTCCAATATCAGTTAGCTTTCTTACTATCTCCAAACAATCAGTGGTATTTCTAACTAATCTGCTTATGGATTTAGTGATTATAAAATCTATTTTTTTATTTTCGCAATCTTCAATAAGTTGCATAAGGCCTGTTCTATTCTCTTTCTTTGTTCCAGATATGCCCTCATCATAATAAATACCCACATACTCCCATTTTGGATTTGACTTAATGTATGATTCATAATGAATTCTTTGAGCTTCAAGACTAAGTAGTTGTTCATCATTATCAGTAGACACTCGGCAATAAGCAGCCACTTTTATTTTTCCTTCTGGAGATTTCAAAATGTTATTAGAAGAAATTTTAGTTACTTTTCTCACCATAATCACCTCCTTGCGGTATGTGACATATTACCTCTAAGCCCCCTGTTTATCAAGCTATTCAGGGCATTAGCGAAGCAAATGATGGTGAGAATGATTTCCTATTTAGTAGGTCAATTTTGCGAAACTCTTCTTGAGTTATTATTCCTTTCTGAAGCATATCGGTTAAAATTTTCACAGAGTGCCAGTAATTATATTCTCTCTTGATATCTTCAATTGTTAAGTCTTTTTTCTTGGGATCCATAAACATTCCTGATATTTCTTTAACTTGCATATCAATAAACCTCCATGATTTTTCTCATTGAATAGCCACTTTAATATGCAAATGTGAGGTTTTTATTGATTGATAAGTACAATTATATAATTAGTCGAATCAACAAGAATATGGAAATATTATGAAGATTGTACTATAATTAGGATATCAAGAATATGGGGGTGAATTTTAAATGCTCTCT